AAAGTGACTATGAACTCAGGGGGGTGCTTCGGCACCCCTCTTTTTTTATAAATAGTAGGAAGGAGAAGTATATGGAAATTGTCAGCGAGTATTGGCACCAGATTCTTTTTCTAGTAGGCGCAATTGTTATTGCTGTGAGATTAGAAGCTGAAGTTAAGTCGCTAAGAAAAGATATCGAAGATATAAAAAAGAGAGATACATACGTTGAAACTGTCAGGCTTCGGGCAGAGGTGGACGTACTAAATAAGCAGATAAGTGGATTATGGGATTTTGCGAATAGTTTAAGAGATAGATTCAAGAATGGAAATGGACACTCTTAATAATGTTTTTAACTAGAGAGCTCGTAATCGTAAACGTAAATTACTGGATGCCAGACTATACGAATATTCTTCAAGAATTTGTCTGGCAGACAGAAGACCTAGTACCAGAAATACCAAGAGTTCATAGATTTCTTAATTTTTGGTATGAAAATATTGATGCCGTTATTAGTGAAGTACAAGTCTCAACATCAACACATAAAGATTTGAGGATTGCAGATTTTATAAAGGAAGTATGATGCCAGGCCCATTAGATAGACAACCAGAGAAACTAGATTATCTGAGTCCAACACAATTTAGATTTGGTATACACCAGTTACCGAAAGTGGAGTTCTTTGTGCAAACCTGTAACTTGCCTGGTCTTTCTATGGGTAACACAGAGATAGCTAACCCATTTAAAAATATTCCAGTGATGGGTGATAAAATTGAATACGAAGATTTAAACATAACATTTCTAGTGGACGAATATCTGGAAAATTATTTACAGTTATCAAATTGGTTAACTGGTATTGGTTTTCCAGAAAAAAGAGAACAGTTCAGAACACACAGAGATGTTGACTCAAATACACCAGCTGGTGGTGGTGTACCCTCAGTAGACACGGTTGGGGCCGCAGTAGCAGATAAGGCCATGTACTCTGATGCTAACCTTATGGTTTTGTCTAACAAAAATAATCCAATTGTAGAGATTGATTTCAAGAATGTATTTCCTACATCTATAGGAAGTATACAGTTTGACGGCGGGGCCACAGACGTTGAATACTTAACCTGTGACGTAACTTTCAAATATCAAATATACGAGATTAGAACATTATAAATAGGTTTAGAGCAGATCGTGATAAGCTTTAACAAATATCATAATCTGAGTCTTAATTTGTAGTGACTACTCGGCGAGCCTCACTACAGACAATATACGCAAGGAGAGAAATCACCTCTGCTCTACTTTTTTGAATAAAGGTATATTATGGCATTAGAAGAACTACAACATGAAGCAAGGCAAGACCTTGCAGTTATTGACCAAGAACGACTAGACCAAGAGTCTTTAAAAAATCAAACCATCAAAGCAAAATGGTTGGAACACAGAACCAAGTATGATCAACTTCTTATCATGAGAAGGGCCGATCACCAAAAACTTTATCGTGACAAATGGGAATATTATGGCGGTAAATCAGACGCAAAGGTTTATGCAGCCAAACCATTTGACATAAAGGTTCTCAAAAACGATTTACAAATGTACATCCAATCGGATGAAGAAATCCTAGAACTTCAAGGCAAGATATCGTACTATGAAAGCATTGTCAAGTATATTGACGGTGTAATAAAGTCTATTGACAATCGTGGTTGGGATATCAAAAACGCTATTGAGTGGAAAAAGTTTGAAGCGGGGATGATGTAATGGATATTGAGAAGTACATAGGACACTACAAGCATGTGTGGGACAGTGATCTTTACTGTGACGGTATAAGAGAGACTAATTACGATTATCAACCATCATCATATTCAAATCATGTTGGAAAGGTAAAGGCTGATAAACGTGTACAAATGGATGAGGTTTGGGTTCGATTTGGTGATAAAGGTTATGATGAGATTAAGAAAGCCGTAGAGTATACTTGTAGATTGTATTCTGAAGATCATCCTCGATTCAGTGTGCAACGAATGACAGACCACCGTATCAATAGATATTCAGAAGGCGGGTTCATGTCCAAACACTGTGACAACATTCATCATAGTCATGGACAGCAGTACGGATTTCCACAGGTCACAGTTTTGTTATATCTGAACGATGACTACGAAGGTGGTGAGTTTTATGTGGCTGATAAAAAATTTGAGCCGGAGAAAGCTTCGGCATTAATATTTCCCTCTAACTTTATGTTTCCCCATGAGGCAAAAGTTGTTACAAAAGGGACTAGATGGAGCATAGTGACATGGTTGATGTAAACAGAACAAAATTATTTCCAACATCGATATACACGTTCAAATCGGGTTTGGAAAAACATCATGAAGAAATGATGGTATCTATAGCTGGTGATTTGAAAGCTAACTACAAAAACGTACATGAGGGTAAAGATGTGCCGTTTGGTTTATTTCAAGGAAGAGATGATTTACAAAATTTTGACTCATTTAAACCATTTACAGAATTTGTAAGCCATTTGTGTGGTGGTATTCTAAACCAAGAGGGGTATGCAAATCAAGAGATTGAGGTAACTCAAATGTGGGCAAACCAACAAGTCGATGGTAGTGTACACCCACCTCACACACATGCTAATTCTATTTTATCAGGTGTGTATTACTTGAAGGCCAGTAAAGATACAGCAGGGACTCAGTTTTTTGACCCAAGGGCCCAGGCGAAAGTTTTAATTCCCAGGCGGGCAAATCAGAATATGGATAACAGTCACATGTATCAAGTGCCATCTGAAACTGGCTCTGGTGTTATTTTTCCATCTTGGTTGCAACATTGGGTTCCTACCAACACGGACGAGCGTGTAACTATATCTTGGAACATATTGGTTCGTGGTACTTATGGCGAACCACAAACATTGCAAAATGCGAATATCTAAGAAAAACGAAGTATATTTGAAATTAGAGGATTTGCAACCCTCTGAATCAAAAGAACTGGCCGAATATTTTACATTTGAGGTGCCAGGTGCTAAGTTTATGCCCATGTACCGTAATCGTGTATGGGACGGTAAAATACGTTTGTTTAGTCCTGCCAATGGTGAGATATATGTGGGGTTACTCAAATATGTAAAGGATTATTGCGATAAAAATAATATTTCATATATAGAAGGGGAGAATGTAAATGACGCTAGGGATGTTGTGGGTTCGGTTGTCAGAGGTTTCGTCAAAAGTCTCAAACCAAAATCTAGAGGAAAAACCCTCAAAATTAGAGATTATCAGTTGGAAGCTGTGGGGCATGCCTTATCTAGAAATAGGGCTCTTATTCTTAGTCCTACTGCTTCTGGTAAATCACTTATAATATATTCTTTGGTTCGGTACTACCAGATGGCAGGGGAACGAATACTTATTCTTGTTCCTACCACATCTTTGGTTGAACAGATGTATTCTGATTTTCAAGATTATGGATGGTCGCCAGGCACATATTGTCAAAAGGTGTATCAGGGCTACACAACAAAAATAGAAAAAGATGTTGTGATATCCACTTGGCAGTCCATATACAAAATGCCTAGAAAATATTTTGAACAGTTTGGGTGTGTAATCGGTGACGAAGCTCATATGTTCAAAGCTAAATCTCTTACTGGCATAATGACGAAATTGCACCAGTGTAAATATAGGTTTGGCTTTACAGGCACGCTAGATGGTACACAAACACACAGATTAGTTTTAGAGGGGTTGTTTGGCCCTGTAGAAAAAGTAACATCAACAAAAGAACTAATAGACAAAAAGTCTCTAGCAGAATTAAAAATAAAGTGTATAATATTAAAACATAAAAACATAAGGGAGAAGATGAGTTATGCTGAAGAATTGGACTACATTGTTACCAACGAAAAAAGAATTGATTTCGTGGTTAATTTACTACAGCATCTTAGGGGGAATACTTTATGTTTGTTTCAGCTGGTAGAAAAACACGGTAAAATTTTATATGATAGAATAGGAGAAGATAATGCATTTTTCGTATACGGTGCCACCAGTGCAGAGCAGAGAGAAGAGATTCGTGCAATTGTTGATAAATCAGATAATTCGACCACGATTGCGAGTTACGGTACTTTTAGCACTGGTATTAATATTCGTAACATTCACAACATCGTGCTCGCTAGTCCAAGTAAATCAAAAATCAGAGTGCTTCAATCAATCGGCCGAGGGTTGCGTACATCATCAAGTAAGGATTCCGTTCTGATATTTGATATTGCAGACGATCTAGGAAAAGACAATTATACGTTAAGACACTTTTCAGAACGACTAAATATTTACAACGAAGAACAATTCGATTACGAAATTAGCAAGGTAAAACTCAAATGACCCAAGATAGCCCATACAAAATAGTCAAACTGGTTAATGGTGAAGACATTATATGTATGATGGAAGAAGATGGTGACAAGAGTTATAAAGTAATTTGGCCTCTTAAAATGCAAATTTTGCCAAAAATGACAAAAAAAGGGATTATGGAGTCCCTTAATCTGAGTACATGGATTCAATCTTATACAGAGGAAAGAGTTT